GGTGGCGATGCCGCTCTCGCTCGTTGGCGCGATTTTCCTGATGCTGCTATTCGGGTTCTCTGTGAACTTGCTCACGCTCCACAGTTCAATGCGCAGCGATTGGTTCAGGCGGGGATTGCCGTCGGTATCTTTTAAGTTGGAGGCGTTTTTTTCGTCAATTTCAGGCCATGTGTAAGCCGTGCTGGTTAGGCCGTCTACGGACAGGCGCAGGGCGTTGGTTTCGCCGTAGATGCGCAGGCTGTAGGTGACGCCTGCTTCTGTGGTGATGGAGCCGGTTTGTGTGTCGTGCAGTTGGTCGGCTTGCAGCAGGCGGTTGCGGTGCGCCCAGCTTAGCGAGAGTGCGCCGGTTATCGTTTCGGGATAGGCCGCGCCGTTTAGCTTGAGATTGCCCGGTGGGTAGGGTTTGTGCTGGCGGGCGGCCAGTTTGAGGCTGTCGATAGGGGCGAGGCTTTCGTCCAGCGTGTCATCGAGGGTGCGGGTTAAGAGCTTGGTCTGGACGGTTTCGTTAATCAGGTATTGGCGGTCATCATGGCAGGCCGCTTCTTGGTAGAACCAGATGACCGCGCCGCTGGCATGGGCAGCGGGGACAGTATCGGCGCAGCCTCTTTGCAGGGTGACGGTTGGCGCGTCAAAGTCAATCGCCTGTACGCGCAGCACTTCATCCCCAATCAGCGCGGCGCTGCCGAGGGCGACTTCTTCCAAGCCTTGCGCGTTGGTTAATGTAACCGTAACCGGCGCAGCCCAAAGCGGCAACGCTTCGGCGATTTGCGCATGGGGGCAAAAGTCGCCGGTCGCCGCTTCCTCAAAGGCAGCGCTGCCGACGCGGGTTAGCAGCGTGTAATTGCGCGGATGGCCGTTTGGCTTGGCCGCCAGCACGGCCAGCATCGCTTGTTCCGGCTGTACGGCGGATAAATCGCCTGCCGTCATCTCGACCGCCAAATCAAACCAGCACGGCTCAATCAGTTTGCGTAGCGTAATAGGCTGCGGTGCAGTGGACGGCGGGGCAATCGGCGTTTGGCTGTCGCTTAAGCCTTCATCCGGCAGCACAAACACATCTTCAACCACATTCAGCGTGATTTCAGACTGGGTTAATTGGCCGTAATCAATGGCACCCACTCTAAACACAACATCGTTAATGCCGCGTGCCGGTGCGTTTAAGCGAAAGACCGCGCCCGGCTCAAGGCCGCTGCCGCGCCTGTCCAGACGGATTTTGAGCTTTTGCAGATTGGCGGTGGACAAAGAGCAGTCGCGGGCGGCGACACGCGCGGCGAGTGAAGCGGTGGGCAGGCCGGGGTAATCGGTGGTGGTGGTAATCACGCCGCCCGCCTGTTGTATTGCGCCCAAGTTTTTCGCGCGGGACTGGCGGGTTTTGCCGTCTCGCGGGTCTTGCCATTTGACGATAAATTGATTGGCGGCGCTGTCCGCCGCTGCGATTTGTTGTTCGTCGATGGCGAGCAGCCCTGTGCCTTGTTCAAACAGCGGCAGCTTGTCCTTGTCGTAATCTTCGCGGATTAAGCGCAGCGTCCATAAGCCGGTGGTACGCGATAAATAATGCACCGCGCCGATATGGCCTAACACCAAGTCTTCAAAGCGTGAAATATCATCGGTGCGCCGCCACTTTAAACACAGGCCGAAACCTTCCTTGTGCAGTTGGTCGGCGCACTGTTGGTAGCTGGTTAAATCGAGTAATGACCGATGTTTGCCGCGTCCCCAGTCTCTATTCGTTTGACATTCGAGCAGGATATGCGCGGGGTTCATGGCTTTCACCTGCCCGCCTTCCAAACTGATTAAGGCTTTGGCCGGATACCAGACATCGTTATTATCCCAGCCTTTTAATGCACGCCTTAAGCGCACCGCCCAAGGCTTGGGGTAAGGGTTCATGGCCGTAACAAGGCCGTCGTAATAGGCGGTACAAACGCCCCTAAAGGCAGGGACTAATCCGCCCAGCAAACTTTTTAATCCGGCGGGTGCTTGCTGGTCGGGTTCGCCGTTTAAAAAGTGAAACGTTCCGGCAATACCGCCTTCGCGCTTTTCGCCGCCGAACAGATTGGGCGCGTTAATATGAAAACCTAAAGGCACGCCGTGAATATTTTTTGGATTTTCGGTGACGGGGCTGGTTTGTACTTGCCCATATTGGCCGTATTTAATGCCTGGTCGGTTCGGCCCGAACGCCTCTTTACCGCCGACGTTGATTTGTACCAGTTCATCGACCGGGCCACGGCAAAAGCCCAGATGCAGTCCCAAGTAATAGCGATAGCCGACAGTGACTTTTTTCCGGCTGCCCATTAGTTCACCTCGCTTGCGGCTTTTTGCGCTTCGTACTGCTGCGCCAATTCAACGATGCGGATAGCCAGTGCATCGCCGGTATTGAATAAATCGGCTGCCGGTATGCCTTCTTGGATAAAGCGCTTAAAGTCAAAACCATGCAGCTTGGCAAAGTCTTTAGCACCGGCCACGCAATAACCCTCAATCACTCTTAAATGTTCGGTGGTAATGATTAAGTCTTTTACCCTCTCCCCCAGCCCCTCTCCCGCACGCGGGCGAGGGGAGCATTTATTCCTCTCTCCCATTAATGGGAGAGGGGTTAGGGGAGAGGGTGCTTTTAAACGTTCCATGATTATTTACCGCCCTTGGTTTTAATCGCACTGGTGCGTTGATTGCCGTAAGCCAGCACAATCCAGTCCGGCAGCCAGACATCGCCAAAGATGACGTATTGCTCTTTGCCGTCCTCGGTTTGCGGAAAGTCGCCGTCGCCCAATAGCGCCGGTGGTAAGGGTTTGGGCGGTTTGGGCGCGGTGACATAAGCAATAATGGCGGCGACAATAAAAATAACGGCGGCGATGATATATTCCATTAACCCTCTCCCCTAACCCTCTCCCGCACGCGGGCGAGGGGAATAAACGTTAAAACACCGGCTCGCCGTCAAAGGGCGATTTACCGGGCATATGCGGGCAGGCTCCGCAGTTATCCAGATTGTTAAACTTTTCATGGCAGGTTTTGATTAACCCGTTGCAACCGGCCAGTGCAACACAAGGTTGCCCAAAAGCCAAAGGCGCGGGGTTAATCAGATTGAGGGTATTGCCTTGGTGTCCCGCAATACCGCGTGTAAAGACTAACCCCTCTGCCGTTTGCCAGCGGATAAAGCCGCCTTTAAACCAGCCATCGGCGTAAGTGCTTAATCCACTTTGTGCCACTAATTCGCGGCCACCCATCGATTGCACGGTAAACGGCGCTTGATAATCCTCTGGCCGCACTTTGCAATTTTTGTCATAGAGCGTATGCGGGCATTCGCGCGACCAACTGAGGCTTAGGCCGGTCATGGGTCTTGTGCCCAGCGGGCGGCAAAACAGTTCCATACTGGCGGCGTTTTTTTGGTTAATCTCCATTAACTCGCCATGCCAGATGACCCGCGCTTCGTCATCGCCTGCGTGTTTATCCCATAGGGTGACGGTGATTGTTGGGCGACCGGCTAAAAATAATCTGGCCGGCTCAAAATCAAAGGGCACGCTAATTTTTAAGCGGTCGCTGGACTGCTCGCCTTTTTGCCGAATGCCGTCGTCTTTAATTTGCGTCGGTTGATAGGTTAGGTTGTTATGGACAACTGCTTTATCGTGCGAGGTATAGCCTAAAATCAGTGGCCCGATAACAAAGCGGTACAGCCGTTGCGGTTTACCGTTAAACAGCGACCATTCGAGGATATTAAACGCCATCACGCACCTCTTTAAACAGGGTTTTGCACTGCATCACTTCATCGGTTAAATGATTAAAACGGATAAAGTCGCTGTCTTGTCTAACCAAGTTCAGCCAGCTAATCCGTTTAACCTGTGACGGACTAAAGCCAATGCCCAGCAGCGCGGATAAGCCCAATCGCTCGGTGCTTTCGTTAATGAGGGTCGCGCTTTGCACGTCGCGGTAAAGTACCGTGCCGCCTTCCAATTCAATACGGATACTGCGTGGCTTAAAGAAGCGTGAATAATCCATCGCTTCAATATCCAGTTGAAAAGCACTCGCACCGACTGGCTCAAGCAAGGTCATATCATCGGCAAAAGTCGGCAGCCACAGTGGCTTTTGCCTGCCGTTTAATGCGTAAAGGATGGCAAGCAAGGCGCGTCTTTCTGAACGGTCTGCCGTTAAAAACGCATGGGCTGTGACAAAAAA